TCAGTTGCAATAGGCCATGCCGCCGATCTGGTTGCACGTCATCGACTGCCCGTTGCTCCCCTGAATGTAGGTGGTGCCGCCGAAGGTGTTTGACGTCCAGGAGTTACCCTGGTTGTCCGAGGAGTAGGTGGTCCCGCCAAACGTGTTCGACGTCCAGTTGGCGCCCCTGTTGTCGCTACCGTAGGTGGTGCCGCCGAAGGTGTTCTCCGTGGCCGAGTAGCCGTCGCCACCTGACATATAGGTCGTGCCGCCTATCTCGTTAGCGGTGTAGCTGCCGTTCGGCCCTTGGATGTACGTGGTGCCGCCGAAGGTGTTGGCGGTGAACTGTGCTGCCGCTGGCGCGGAGGCGATCAGGGCCAAGCCGAAAATGATGGTCCGCATTGCCCTCTCCAGAGTGGTCAAATAGAGAGCACAATGTAGCCGATTATTTCCGCACGCGGTTGATATACTGTTTATACATACAGTATCGCCATGCACAGGACCTGCACCGTCACCCTCACCCACCACCTCGGAAAGAAGCTTGAGCGCGCCACCTGGCCCGCGCCGATCGCTGCCGAGGTGCGCCTGATCGCGATGAACAATCAGAGCTTGGCGCGAATGGAGAATCGGCTGACGCTGGACCGCCTACAGAAGTTCGGGGCGGTGGAAAAATCCGCCGTGCCGGACCTTCTGGAGCCGCGATTGATCCACATCGACCCGCGCGGCATGATGTTCGTGGGGTCCGAGGAGATCATGGGCCAGCGCTACTATCAGGGCTGGTGGTTGGAATGGCCCGAGGACCGCACCACGTCGTAGGCGCGTTCGCACATCAGTCCGGCATGGCGGGCGGCGTCAGCCTCTGCAGCGTAGACCTCCGCCATTCCGTCAAGCTCTCCAAGCACGACGGCGAGCACGCCGATGGGATCGGCCGCTGCCGCGCCAGGCTGGGCAGCTCTGGCAGCGCCGGCGGCTTGACGGCCGCGCCGGGCATACTCTGCTGCGGCGTCGCGCAGCCGGACATCAGCAGCGGCGTGCTCAGCAGCCACACGACGCGCCAGTTCCTTTTCACCTTCATTTCGCACCTCATCGATTGCGGCCTGGCGCCGCGCTTCTTCGTCCCGGGCTGCCGCCTGGGCGACTGCGGCAGCGCCGGCCCACGCCGCGCGCTCGCCGGCCCATGCCGCGTTCGTGCGCTCGATCTGCGCATCCTTGCGCCAGCCCTGCACCTGCCAGCCCGCCCACCCCGCGGCCGCGGCCCCGACAGCCAGCGCCGCGAGATAACCGCGCCAGCCACCCAACTGCCCAAGCAACCACGTCAGCGCGGCGCTCATGGCGTATCCAGCCAGTCCGGCACGGTGGCAGATGACGGCGGAGGGGGTGACAGCGCCTCCTCGACCTTCTGCACCGCGGTGTTCGCGGACTTGGCCGCCGCGCTCGCCTTCGTCGCCGCCGTTCCCGCCTTGCTGGCGGCGCCCTTCGCGGCCTTGATTGCGCCCTGCGCCGCATCTGCGGCACGCTCGACTTTCTCTGCGGCCTGGGCGGCGGACGTGGTGATCTCGGGCAGCCTGTCCTGAATGATGCTGAGCAGCTGCTGGTTCATCACCTGCATGCGTTGCACCTCAGCGGTGTGGGCGATGGCCTGCTCGGCCATGAGGTAATCGCTGCGCACGCCCGCCAGGGAATAGCCGATACCTGCACCACCTCCCACCATGAGCAGGACCAGCAGCCACCCCTCCAGGGCGGCGAACGTCCACGGATTCGACGCGCGCGCCCGGTCAAGTGCCGCTAGGATTGGTCTGTCCATACATCCTCTCGAGTTGCCCCTGCATCACTTCGACCTTCGCGGACAACTGGGCAACAGTGGCCTTGAGATCCCCGATTTCGCGAATGGCATCGTTTCGCTCCTTGGCGAAGGTGTCGGCGCGCGCGTTGGCCGCCGCCAACTGGGCGGTGAGCGTTTCGATGATGTTCACCTCTGCTCTATCGCCGGCCCGGTCTACCGCGTCGCGCGAGAGCCATTTGCGCAGCATCAGCCCGCCGCCCACCACCGTAGCGGCGATGGCGCCTATCCACCCCCCAATGCCGCCGCCCGAGAAGTCCTCAGGCAACTGCACGGGAACCGCTCCAGTTGCGCGGAATCTGGAAGTGCGGCCCGTCCTTGAACGTCTTCCAGTCCCCGCCCCATTCGATCGGGATGCCCAGCTCGGCCGCGCACGCCTTCACGACGCCGGCCAGCTCGGCAAACGCGGCCCAGTTGTTCCAGGGGATGGCGCCGTCCACGAGCGGTGCGAGGTCCACGGCGTGGCCGAGGCCATCAGCCTGCGGCAGGTGGTAGCTTTCCATCGTGCGACTGGCGCCGCTGGCCACCAGCTCGCGCTGGCGCGCGGGCGTGCGCACGCCCTCGACGACAGTGAAGTCCGTCAGCGCACGCTGGATCGCCAGATTCACTACTGCGACAAGATCCGGATGCACGCCGGCAAGGCGGGAAACGCTGCGCGCGGACAGACGATATTCCGGCATCAAATCACCTCGTTCGGTTGCAGTAGAACGGCGCGTCGCGCCGGCGTAATGATTCCTTCCGCGACCATCAGATCGAGCCCAGCGGCCGTGTCCGGGTCAGCGACATCGATGTACTGAGCCGCCAACATCGCCTGATGCACCCTTCGAACTTGAATACTTCCCGAGTCGAGCGCCGCGCCATACTCCTCATCCGTGAACTTGGCCATGTACTCACGAACGGTGAATATCGTGCGCGGCTCCTGCGCGGGCGGCGTCGGCGGGACGAGCTGGCCGTCCACAACCGACCAGCCGATACCGCCGTCCTCACCGTCGATGAGGCTCCGGTCGGGCCCGACCGGAAATGAAAGGTCTTCAACCACAATGGTGTCGACCACGAGACCGTCCTGGATAACGTGCGCTTTCATTCGTTCCACCCCAGAATGACTCGGCCTGCGGTACCCGCCGTCTTCGTGTCAGCACCAGACGCTTGCCCGCCCCTGCCCCCTCGACCGCCTATGAGACCTTCACCCCCGTTGACGGTCGGTCCGGACGAAAAGCCAGGCATGCCCGCGGCGCCTGTCAGAGCGAAGCCGTTGGCACCGCCCGGAAGCGTGGCCTGCCCCCCGAGCCCACCCGCCGCAGACAGCGCACCTCCGTTGCCGCCTTCGCCACCGCGCGCGGAGCCACCGAACATCGTTGTGTCGCCGCCCGTCGAGCCGTTCGACGAGCTGGTCGCGCCAGGATTTCCGCCTGCGCCGACCGCATAGGGGTACGACACTCCTTTGACGACCGACATCAGAAATCGAAGGTAGCCGCCCGCGCCGCCGCCGGTTCCGTTGTAGCCGCCGCCGCCCGCGCCACCGCCACCACCACCGCCCTGGAGCTCGCACACAACTGTGCCGGTAATCGGCGCCACCCACGAGCCAGAAGTGCCGGACTGAAAGAGCCGACGCTGCAGCATCGATTCGTACGCGGTGCCGTTCCAGCGCATCAGACCCACATCTTGGACCGCGATGATCGAGCCCTGGTTGGTGCCAGGCACGGTCGCGAACCAGCGCAGTCGGGCAGAAATCTGCGTGTTTGCGCTCTGGATGTCTCCATCCAACTCCTGCAATGCAGCTTGCACGTTGGTCGACTGGATCGTGCCGGCGGGAACCACCGTCACGTAGCTGGCCATGTTCGTTAGCGCGGCTTCGGCAGCGTTCTTTGCTGCGATTGCTCCATCCTCAGCGGCCGCGGCGTCGCTGGCCGCGTCAGCCGCCTCGCCTGCGTAGCCTTGCGCCGCGTTCACGGCAGCGTTCGCTTCATCCCGGAAGCCGGCAGCGGCAGCAGCCGACGCGGCTGCGGCGGCGGCCTGGTCGTTGTAGTCGTCCTCAGACGCGGTGGGTTGCCCGTTCTCGTCGAAGACGAGCGCCTTGTTGGCGCGGCCTTCCACAGGAGGTAGGTTGGCACTGCCGGAAGGATCGACAATGGAGAAGCGGATCGAGCGCCCAACCTGTTCGGCAAGCTGCTGGACCTGAATCACCGCGCGGTCGAGCGCGTCCTCGATCACCTGCGGATAGAAGCCGCCCGTGTTCTGGATGTCGGTGGGTTGCGTGTTGGCCAGACTCCCCGAGATCGTGAGCTTCCAGCCGGTCGGCAGGGGCGCACCCGAGATCGGATAGGTGATCGTGCCGCCGGGATTGTTGTCCTGGTCGGCGTTCAGCGTGACGCTGTAGTCGGAATCCAACACCGGGCCGGGCGATTGGTCCTCGCCGGCCGGCGTGGTCAGCGTGACGAGAATGTCGGTCTTGGCGAAGACCTTGAAGAGGAACGCAAACGCAGTAGCCGAGCCGTTCCCCGTGTACGGGCCCGCCCGGCGGGTGGTCGAGCTAATGGTCATGGGTTGCCCTCGCGGAATCAGCACAGATTCTGCGAGGAACCGCCGCAGGTAAGGGCACCCAATCAGTTGCGCGGCGCGCCGAACAACAGCCCTTGCGGCCCCGTTTCCCCTTCCATCCAGGCATTGGCTCCGGTCACGAAATCGGAGATCAGCTTGCCCGGCATGCCCGTGGCGTAACTCGCGCCCATGATCAGGTTTTTCGTGTCCTTGATGTCTCCCTCGCCCGCGATGATGTCGATCAGAGACTGCGTGCCCTTGACCAGGCCCTCGCCCGCCGATTGCACGGGGCTGATCTTGAAGCCGAAGTTGAAGTAGTCGTCGTCGAAGGTGGACCAGGTGTATGAGGCGAGGTCGCGCACGATGGGGAACATGCCGGCGCCGTACATGGCGATGGCGCGACCGTAGCGCTTGAGCCAGTCGTCGTCATCGTCCCCGCCGCCGTTCGGGTTGAACATTTCGGTGAGCACGGCCGGCAGCACAGCGATCAGCACAAACCGATAGGTGAAGCGCGCCACGGCCATCGCCGGATTCGTCTTGGCCTCCTGGCGCCCGATGGCGCCGGCGCGCACGAGCATCTGCAGCTGGCTGTTGAAGTAGCTGTAGAACATCGTAAACACGCGCTTGAGCTGACCGTAGCCGCCGTGTCCTGACATGATCTTAGGCAGGTCGACATCGCGACCGCTGCCTTGGGTCTGCCGCACCACGTGGTCGGCATAGTCGGCCGCCTTCGCGTTGTCGTTCTCGAACTGCGCCATCCCGTCCTTGAAAGCGGCATTCCACAGCGGCACCGACACGCCCCGATCCACCGCGCCCATCAGCGCGAGCATGGTGGCCGTGTCGGGCAGCAGGCGCCCCTTCACCGTGAGCTGCGCCGTGGTGTCGGCCAGGTCGCGGTCGAAGCTGCGGTATCGGTTGCGCATGTAGGTCGAGTTTTCCATCACGAACCGGTAGCGCTCGGCCATGGCCGGGCTGTAGAAGCGCGCCACCTCCAGGCCCAGGTTCCCAGCGTTGACGCGCGTCAGGGCCGGCACCAGGCCGATCACGTTCTGCAGCGCGGTCCAGACGCCGGACATCAGCACCACGATGGTGTTCTTGCGCGCCACTGCCAGCGTCTTCTCGATGAAGCCCGACGGGTTGCGCGGCGGCGCCGCCACCTCTCGCACACGGCCGACCAGCGCGCGGTAGGCCGGCACGCCCACGGCGGACTTGATCGCCGTCTGCACGCCCTTGTCGTTGAGCAAGCGCATGGTGTCGGCCACGGCCTCGCGCAGCGCCAGATCGTGCACGGTCTCGTTCACAGCTTCCACGAACACGCCCAGGTCCAGGCGCGGGCGCATCTGCACGCCGTCCTTGCGCTCGGTGCTCGAGCCCTGGTTCGTCTTCGCCGCCATGCCCATCCCGCCGCCCAGCAGCTCTTTCACGGCCGCCCCTTCATCGAGCCGGTGCGCGCGCTCGTCGAGGTCGGTGTCGTACTTCAACCGGAAGTAGCCGCCCCGCTGCTCGCCAAACCGAGTCTCGAAGGGCAGCGCCTCCACCTTCGGCGGCGCCTTACCGCGCGTGCGTTTATTGAGCGCCTCGAGCTCCGGCCAGAGTTTCTTGTCGAACTGGTCCCACACGGCGTTTGCGAGCTTCCAATCCCGCTCGTCGAGCATGTCGATCACGCCGCGCATCTGCTCGTCACCCCACCCGTAATTGCGCAGGCGCGTGCGCCCGTCGGCGCTGCCGTAGAGCAGCGCGGCCACGAGCGCGTTCTCGCGCGTGATCGAGGTCCGAATGCTGGTGACGAAAATGCCCTTGCGGCCGTAGTCGCGGCGCTCCTTCAGGGTCCATTGTTTGAGCACCGGCGCCATGTCGTTGTAGACGCGCTCCAGGCGCGTGGCCTTCCAGTTGGCGCGGCCGCTCATTCGCCCGAACAGGGACTCGTGCACCTGGCCGAATTCTCCGCCCTCCAGAATATCGAGGATGGTCTCGGCGTTCAGGAACTCGCCGGCGAAGCCGTCGCCCAGCTTCGCCACCGACCGCCGAATCGAGGGTACGAACTCCGGCTCGCGCGCCAGCGGGGCGCCGGTCTCCGGGTTGAACGCCTCGGGGTTGAACTCGCGCATACGCGCCAGCAGCGCCGAGCGCTCCTGATCGAACGTCATTTGTCGCAGCGCGGTGTACATCTCCTGTTCACGGCGCGCGAGCTTGGCGAGCTGCCGCACGCTGTCTACCAGGCCGCGGAACTCTTCGACGCTCATGTCCTTGTAGTGGCGGCGGTAGCTCTCGTCCAGGATGTACGCCGGCAGGTCAGGCACGACAGCGTCGAGCCGTTCGGATTCGCTGGCGACGTAGTCGGCCAGGCTCTGCGCCTTCGCCGCGTCGATCTGGCGAAGCGACATGCTCGTGCGCAGGTCGAAGCGCGCCATCAGGGCGTTGAGCTGCGCCAGCGATTCGCCGCGCATGCCCGACTGCGCGCCGCTGCCGGCCAGGCGCTTCATGTAGTTGATGCCCTTCTCGATCTCGGTCTGGGCTTCCTGCGCCGCGCGGGCGGCGTAGTTGTTGACCAGCTGGCGCTTCTTCTCGACGGCGGCGGCCTGCAAGTCGTTCTTGCGCAGGGCCTGCTCGGCGGCGCGCGCGGCGCGACCCTCTGCCGTCGTCCACTGACTGGGCTTCAGGTCTCGGATGCGCAGACGGTTGATCGTCGCCTCAGCAAACTGGCGCGCCGCGCGCGCCAGCACCTGGCGCTGGCCCAGCGCGCGCTGCAGGGCGTTCACCTCGGTGGCGATGAACCGGCCGCGCGCCTCGTTGTGCACGGCCTCGTCGGCCGCGCGCGCAATGCTCTGCGGGTCGGTCAGGTCGCCATACTGCTCGAGCATGCGCTGATCGGTCAGCACGCTGATCACATCGCGCGGATCCTCGGCGGCGAGCACCGCGCGCACGAGGCCGTCGCCCGACTCGAAGCCGAAGCGGTCCGCCACGATATCAGGGTTCAGGCCGTCTTCGGCCAGCATGCCGTACTGACCGTAGCCCAGCGCGGTCCAGTCGGGCGCGTTCTCGGTGTTCGCGTAGAGGTCCTTCAGCGCAGCGATCGACAGCTTCGTCGGCCCGCCCGCGGGCTCACCCGTCACCGGATCGATGCCGCGCTTCATAAACGTGCGGGCCTGGTAGACCGGCTCGGCCATCACTTCGGCCTCTACCTCGCGGCGAACCGCTTTGCGGCGCTCGGCCGCCTCGCGCTGCATCTGCGCGATCACCCGGCTGCGCGCGCCGGACAGCCACCGCATATCCCGCAGGCTGCGCGCCTCGAGCTGCTGGACGGCATCCTGCGTCGCTTCCAGGCCCAGGGCCTGATACTGCGCCCACTCCTCCGTCGTCATGCCAGCCTGCTCGGCAGAGGTGAAGGCGGGGCGGTAGTCGAGCAGCGCCTCGGTTTCCACGATTTGCTCGGTGGAGGCCAGCATGCGGCTGAAGACGCCGCGCACCTCGTCGCTCAGCTGCACGTCCAGCGCGGTCAGGTTTCGATAGACCGCGAGCATCCAGGCGCGGAAACGCTGGAACAGCCCCGACAGCTCGGCCGTGGGCGCCTTCCCCTCGAAAAGGTAGGCCTCGAAGCCGCGCGCCAACTGCTCGTGGTAGGGGCGCTGGGCGTCGACGTCCATGCCGCGCCAAGTCGCCACATCCTGCACCCCGAACCAGTCCAGGAGCTTCTGCACGTCATCGCGCACGGCCGCCGGCGCATCCGGGCGCGCGGCGATGTCGGTCAGCACTTCGAGATAGAAGTGGCCCGACTCGTGCAAAAAGGTCGACAGGTCCGCGTTCTGCAAGAGCGAGATGGTGCGCGTGTCGATGTTGTACGCGCCGCGCGCGGTCTGCGCGCCCTGGTTGAAGTCGCGGCCGGCCGGGTCTATACTGGACTCCGGCGACGGAGTTTGCGCGTCGGATTCATAGTCCGAAAGTGTGCGGAGCGCGTCCCCCAATAGCCCGGCTTGCCGGGCTTTGGCTTTTTCGGCGCCGCCTTCGAGCGCTGACGCCAGCACGGTTTGAGCGTCAGCCGTGCTCGGGAACTTCCACAGAGACACACCGCGCATATCGTTGCGCTTGCGGCTCACATCCTCGATGTACACCAGCACGCCGTCATCCACGGCCTTGGCATACGCCAGGCGCTGCGCGCCTTGCTGCGTGCGCAGGTCGCTGCGCATATCGTCGTAGGCCGTCACGATCTCGGGGATGCGCGCGACGTCGGCGGCGGTCACAGCGAGCTGGCCGCGGCGCCCTTCGGTCTCGGCGTTGCCGTGCTTGCCCTTGATGTGCTTGATCGCGGAGCGGTCTACCGAGTGCGAGTAGCCGGCCAGGTCTGGCAGGTCCTCTCCCAGGCGGCCCTGCAGGTCCGTCCAGAATACCGCCTGCGCGTCCTCTGCGCCGTCCCACATCGCCGCGGCGTCGGCGCCACCGGTCGAGTGCTTCCAGCCGGTCGGGGGCTGCGCGGCCAGTGCCTGATCGAACTGGCCCACGCCCTGGGCGCGGATCTGCACCGGGTACTGCTGGAACATCTGCTCCGGCGTCATACCGAGGCGCGCAGCCTGCACCGCGTAGAAGTTGGCCATCAGGTCCGCGTAGGCGCGGTTCACGTCCGACGTGAACCGGTCGGCCTGATTCAGCTGCGCCAGCACGTTCCCGTGCACAGCGTCGCGTGACTGCTTGAAAGCCGCGTCGCCCTGTTGCTCCTCGACAACACGCTGCACCTCGGTGCGCAACTGCTCGCCCTGGGTCTGCATGAACTCCCGGGCTTCGGCCTGGGTCATGCCTGCCGGGTCGGTCTTGACCAGCGGCAGCAGGGACTGCGACAGGTCGGTGCCGGCCACGCGCGTGGCGTACTCGTCGAGCGGAATGCGCACGTCGCCGCCGATCGCCAGTGCTTCGGCGTACTGCGCGGCGACAGCGGGCGACACCTGCGACAGCGCCGCGATGTCGACGCCCGACTGCGCCAGGTCTTCGGCGCGGATGTACACGTCCTGCAGTGGGCCGTCTTCCATGGCCTGGCGCACGATTTCCTGGAAATCGTCGGGCGCGCGCTCGCGCAGCTTGCTAGCCGCCGCCGCCACATCGATCTCAGACAGCGCCTGACCGTCACGCTCGGCCTGCTCGGCCTGGACGGTGCGGCCTGCGATACGGTTGGCAGCGATATCCGCGGCGCGCGCCGTCGTCACCGCGCCGCCCGAGGCCACGATCGTGGCGACGAGGGTTTGCACGGCGGCGTCGGGTCGCGCGGCGAGGTATTCGGAGAACGGCTTTTCCGGGTTGAGCACCGCCCACTCGTTCAGGTCCTGCAGCGCGGTGGCCACCTGCTCGCCCGGGATCTCGGCGGCGAGCTGACGCATGATCATTTGCCGGAACGGCGCACCGACGCGCAGGTCGCCCAGGAAGCGGCCCACCGGGATCATCTCGGTGGCGTATTCGATGGCGGCCTGCGAGCCGGCGAAGGCCAGAGCGTTGTAGGGGTCGATACCCTGGTCCCGCGCCTGGCCGTAGGCCTGGCCGCCGGTCACGCCGGCGAGCGTCCCCAGCGCGAGCTGCGGCTGCCCTGTCGCGACGGCGGCGGGGATCGCCAGCCCCATCTGCCCGAGCGACTGCAGGCCGCTGTAGTAGCCCGCCTCGATGTTGCCCTCAGCGCGCGGCATGAGCTCCTTTACCAGGTTCTCCTGCTCGCTGCGCATGCCGGCCATGCCCTGCGCGGCGCGCGTGAACGGGTTTTCCGGTAGCACTCGGCCAGCCAGAGGTTGCGCGAGCGGCGCCAGCGCCTCGGCGGCGGCCTGCCCGATGCCCCACATGCTGGCGTTGAACTGGGGCACGGCGGAGATCAGCGCCTTGCCGGAGTTGCCGAGAAAGCGGGCGCCGCGCTCCACGAGGCCCAGATTGTCGACGTCGTCGTGCGCGATGCGCGCATTCTCCAGGCCGCTCAGGTAGTTGGCGGTCGTCGGGAAATCGCGCGCCAGCCGCTCGAAATCGTAGTTCTGCACGGCCGCGGCGCGCTTCACCTCGTCGGGGTGCGCGCGCACCGAGTCCACCGGCACGCCCGTGCGTTGCGCGACGCGGCGCAGCTCGGCCTCCAGGTCCGGGTTGCTGCCCAGGGCCGTCGCGACAGACACGCGCGCAGACGCTGCAGGATCGGGCGGGGTAGGCTCCGGATTGTTCAGATAGGCCGCGACTGCGGCGGCGGTGTCGAAGGTTTCCGAGGCCATTATTGGGTCACTACTCCGGTGCGGCGCTGGCGGTCCAGCGAGGCGTTCAGCTTCCAGTACGCGCCGAGCAGATCGCTGTCGGTGGGGTCGTCGATCCCGGCGCGCTTGAAGTCCAGTTTCAATGCTTTCTTGACGTCGCTGGGGATGTCGCCGGCCTTCATGGTGAGCATGCGGCCGCTGCTATCGCTGAAGAAGCCGCGGAACGTCGTCGACTTCGCGAACAGGCCATCGATGAAAGTCTCGGTTTCGGCGTCGGTCATTTGCTTGCCCAGCACCTGCTGCTGGGCGAGGATTTCGCCGTTTACGAAGCGGCGGATCTGGCCCACGCGTGCGGCGTCGGCCGAGCCATCCTTCGGCGTCGGGTCGATCCGCAGCGTGGACAGTCGGCTGTTGAGGGTCGAGTTGATGGCCGCCGTGTTGAGCTCCTGCACCTTGTCGATCGCTTTGCCCTGCGCGGCGCCGCGCTGGTTGCTGAAGGTCTTGAAATCCGATTCCGACAGCTCGCCGCGCAGCATGAAAAACTCGTTGTCCGACAGGCTGCGCAGGTAGCCCGGGTCGCTGGCGAGCTTCTGGTACAGCGCCTCGTTCGTTCGGTCTTCGCCCTTCGCGATCTTGCCGGCGAAATCGATCACCTTGGCCGTCTCCTCGGCCGGGATGGTCGCGCGCACCGACAGCGGCAAGTCGGCGTAGCGCCCGCCGTTGGCCACGAGCTCCTGCATGGCGCGCGCGGTGGCCTCGTCGTTCTGCTGCTTGATCGCTTTCTGCGTCACCTCGAACTGCCGCGCAACCTCCTCGGTGGCGATGCGGATGCGCTCGGGGCTCTGGCCCTGCATGCCGTCGCGCACCTTGGTCTGCAGCTCCAGCAGCGTCGGGCGCGCCGGCGCGCCCTGCCCGGCCCCGTACTTGTCCATCACGCCGCGCACGTAGGGGATCGTCTCCTGCGGCTTGGGCAGATAGTTCATCCAGTTGGCCATGTCGTTGGCGGCCTTCGCCTTGGACAGCGCGCTATCGACGTTGCCCGGGCCAGCGTTGTACGCGGCCAGGGCCTGGGTCAGGTTGCCGCCGTAGTTGCGCAGCATCGCCTGCAGGTAGTCGCGGCCCACGCGGGCGCGCTCCTCGAGGCTATCGTCCTTGGCGGGCGTCACGCCGTAGCCCGGATCTCGGTTGGTTGCGTCCATCACCTGCATGCGGCCCTTGGCGCCGGCGGGGGACGTGATCACGTTGCCCTGGTCATCGACGTCACGGTTGCGGCTCTCGGCCTGGGCCACGGCCTGCACGAGGCCGGGCGGCAGCGCCGCGCCGCCGTCAGTCGCCAGGTTCACGAGGCGGTCGGCAGGCGTCGGCATGAGCCGCGGCATAGCGCCGTTGATCACCGTGGCGGCAGCCGCGCGCCCGAGCTGGCCGTCGGCCTCTTTGGTGATGAGGCCGTTCACGCGCAGCATGTCGTCGGCGTCCATCTGGCTGGCGTACTTCTTCATGTAGCCGGCCGCATAGACGGGGTTGTTGTTCTGCAGCGCCGCCGACAGCGCGGTCAGGTGGGCATTGCTGGTGGCCTTGCGCGCATTGGCTTCGATCTGCGCCGCGGACAGCCCTTTCTGGCGGCCGAGGTCGTAGGTCGCGGCCTGGATCGATCGGACGGCCGAGTCCACCCGGCGCGGGTCGTTGTAGTAGACGCCGATCTCGTTGATGCTGTTGGCGATCGTGCCCTCGCGCACCGACACGGCGTAGTTCTGGAACTGCTCGCCCTCGTAGCGCGTGGCCTGCTCGCGAAACTGCAGGCTGATGCCGGCGGCCTGCTGGCGGAACAGCAACCGCTGTGCGTCATTGCCGAGCGATTCCGAGATCCCAGCCATGCGCTTGTTCAGCATCTCGTCGTATTCCTGGGCGAGCGGCTGCCCGCTCTGGCGCTCGAGCGCCGCCAGGCCCTTCACGTTGGTGTAGCCGCCATCCTTGCCAAACGTGAGGTTCCAGGCCGCCTCCTTGGCCTGGTTCACCGCGTCGTCCACGCGCAGGCGGTTGGCCTGCTCTGCGATATCGATGGCGATGGCGGTGGCGGCCGTCGAGGCGGACAGCAGCCCACGGCCCAGTTGCTGTTGCTGCTCGGCCGCGACAGTCGCGGCGAGGGGGCCAGGGCCCGGGCTCTGCCGCACGGCGGGCAGACTCGTGGAGGCGACGCTCGGGCCGGTGACGGTGGGGACGCGCGGCATTGTCGGTCTTCCTTAGGTGGTGCGGGAGTAGCGGTACCAGCTGCCCGCCACCTGGCCGGCGTTACCGAGCAGCGACGAGCCGGCGGACAGCAGCGGGTTGATGGCGCTCGCGCCGGCCGAGAGCTGGTTCGAGCTGTCGGCGTAGCCCTGCGCCTGGTTGCGGTAGCCCCAGGCCGTCCGCGCAGCGTTCGCGCGCACGGTGTTGGCGTCGACTTCCCGGGCCCAGTCGGTGGAGGTGAGAATATCGACGGCACTGCCTTCATCGAGCGCGACGCCATTTGCGGCGAGCGCGGCGCGTTGCGTGCCCTTGGTCTGCGCGTACTTCAGGCGCAGGCGCTGCTCCTCCTCCTGGCCTTGCTGGATCGCATCGGCGGCTTGCCAGTCGGCCACCATCTGGTTGTTCGCCGCGACTGCGGCCTGATACTTCAGGCTCTGGGCTTGCGCCTTCGCGCTGTTCGAGGCGTTCACGGCCTGAAAGCCTGCGCTCGCCATCATCATGTACGGGGCCGCAACGGTGCACATGGTCAGACCTTTTTGGTAAACCGGAAGAACGGCACGCCATCGGGGCCGTAAGGAATCGGCGCATCAGTGCGCACCTCGAAGCCCAGCCGTTGCAGCCACGCGATGCTCACGACGTTGCGGGCGTCCACGTAATTGACCAGTTCGGGGTAGGTCTGATGCATAAACGCAACATATCGGCGCGCAGTGCGAGTAAGGGCACCCGGCCTCCGAAACATCGCTGTGGAGCCCAAAAGCCAGGGGCTCCCGACGTTGCCTGTAAGCAACGTTCCGAGGGGTGCGACGCCGCCTATCATCGCGATCTCGCCGTTGATGTGGGCGGTCCACGCGGCGCTCGAGCGCACGATCGAGGAGCGCACCGCCTCTGCGTAGCAGGCGCCCTGCCCCTGCGCCGCGTCGATCTCGGCCCTGTCCGCCGGCCGCATGACAGGCGCGAGCTCGAAGGCGTCGGCCGGGCTCGCGGCCCGGATCAGGATCTCAGCCACCAATCGCGGCCTCGATGGTCATTGACACGAGGGTGACGGGTAGCGGGTCGTCCTGGCGCACATAGACGGCGCCGTCCGAGTCCCACCGCGCGGGCGTCACGATCTCGCGCTCGCCGGAAACCGGCGCGGGCGGCGTGCCGTAGGGCTCCGTGGTGCGCTGCTTCAGTTCTACCAACTTCTCGAAGCTCGGGCCCACGTTCACGCCGCTCGACTGGTTCAACCGCAGCCAGACCTTGTTGACGTTCTTGACGCGGCCCTGGCCGGCGGCCTCGGCCTCAAACGCCATGGGCAGCGTCACGACGTCGCCCGTGATCCCCAGGCCGATGTGCACCTTGCGCGCGGGCTGTTCGATCGTGACGGACCCGCCCGTCACCACCTTCGGCGGCATGACGGCGCCGTCGGCCAGGATACTGACCGTCTCACCCTCGAGGTGATCCAAATTGCTGAAGGTGCCGAGGGGCGTGTCACCCTCGTAGCTCAGGCCGGCGTCCACGAAGAACGCGTCGGCCAGGGTCGGCACCTGGCGCGTGTGCAGCCGTTCCACGTAGCGCACGGTGGCGCCGTTGATCGTGCGGCGCACGATCGTGTAGAGCGCGTCCTCCTCGCCCTCCGAAACGCAGCACACCGATTCAAACGCGCCGTGGAGCGTGTCGTGGCGGTGCCAGCCCTGCACCTGCTGCTCCGGCACATAGGTCAGCCCCAGCAGCTCGCCGGTGGACGACACGCACCACAAGATGGGGTACGGCGCCCGCGAGAACGCCATATCGACGATGCGCCGATAGTCGAACAGGTGGGGCGACAGTATCGACACATCGGCGGTGATGTAGCCGTTGGCCTGCCAGTTGTAGGACATTTCGCGGACGTGGCCGCCGCGCGCCGCGGCGTAGAGCAAGTTGTTGTTCACCACCGCGGGCTGCACGTTGTTCGAGCCCACGTAAGACTGCGGTCGCGGCGACGCCGTGGATGGGGTCAGCACGTCGGAGTTGGCCGGCGAGATGCGCCATTCGGCGCTGGCAGTCAGCATCGACAGGTTGGCCAGCGGCACCAGATGGCGGATCGTGTTGACCTCGCGCGCGGCAATTCGAAACGAAATGCTGTCGTCGTCGCGCGTGGGGATCGATGACGCAAGGTTCGACTCGGTGCCCGAGCGTGTGGCCCAGACGCTTTGAGGCTTGTTGCGCGTGCCTCCGAACCATCGACGCTGCTCATAGTAGGAGACTGCCGCCGGGTAGTTCCCTTCGCCATTAAAGGGGTCGGCCAGCGTGGGCGGCGTTTGGGATATGTCAGGGCCGATGTTGTTGTCGCGAAACGTTCGGCTGGTCCCGGCTTGCCCGATATAGCCCCACAGGCCGTTATCGAGCTTGTATACATTGAACCGCACAGCATCCGTCACGGCCGCCCAGGTCAGGTCGTTGTAGGCGCCAGCGATCGTCAAATCGTTCGATACGGTGTTGGACGAGGTGGAAAGAAGCGACTCCTCGAGCGTATCTTTTGCGAGCGCGGTCACCGCATACTGGTGATTGACGGGCGATCCAGTGCTGCTGCCTGCATGCGCCGTGGCAGTGACGCTCGCAGGCGGCGAGGTCCCGGGCACGAACGAAATCGCGGTCAACGTCCAATTCAAGGCGCCCAGACGGCGCAGTTCCCGCGGCGCGTAGCCGGGGTGCACCAGCGTGAGCACGTCGGCCGACTGCACATAGTGGATGTCGAACAGGTCGGCCTCGAGGTACGGTGTCACGACCTCATAGGGGACGTCGGAGCCGTCCACGAGCGTGGCGCCTTGCGTGTGGAATCGCACGTAGGTGTTGCCGAACTCGAGGGCAAAGGTCTGTTCGGTGTTGAACGAGAAGGGGATCAGGCGCGAGGCCTTGCTACCGTCCTTAGTCGCGCGCACGAATTGCGTGCCGGCGCGGTTCTGCGCCGGCCCGTGCGGCAGCGTCACGAAGTTGCGACACGTGGCGAGGCCCGTCTGGTACTGCGGCAGGTCGACGCGGCCGAACAGCTCGGGGCTGATCTCGCCACGGGCGAAGGAGCGCGAGAGGGTCCGTACTTGCGCCATATCACCCCCGAAGCCACGCGGGCATCGACCGAACGTGACGCTCCACGCGGCGCTGATTGCTGTCGGACAACGTAGCGGCCGCCACAAGGCGGGTATACGCCTGCAGCTGGGCCTGCGCCACGTTCACCCCTTCGGTGCCCTTCACCACCGGGCCGGCCAGGTAAGAGGCGAGAAGGCGCGACAGCGCATCCACGAACATGGGCGAGTACCGCGTCGTGTCGGTCACGCGGCGCGTGTAACGCAGCACCGCGTTCTCCTGGTCCGTGTAGAGCAGGCGCTGATTGTTTTCGTCCGTCTCGATCACGAAATCCCGGGGGATCTCGACCGAGCCGAGCGGCATGCGGCCGCCGTAGCTATAGCCCGGCTCCTGCGGCAGCGTCTCGGTGTAGTCGCTGGGCGCGTCGGGCGGCAGCACGGCGATCGCCTTGATGAAGTCCGTGGGCAGCGCGTAGCAGTACCGCCACGACGACCACGGCATTTCCAGCTGGGCCAGCACCGCGCGCCGCGTGGCGAAATTCCACTCGTGCGCCTCGATCGCGGTGTCACGCGCGATCGGATAGAAGCGCTGGCAGTGCTCGGCCTGCGCGCTGCCCTCGGGCGGGCTGATGCTCGTTACCGTGGCCTCGTCGCCCAGGTGGCCGAGCGCCAGGTTGCAAATGTCGACTTCGGACGCCATGGCGTGCTCCAAACAAAGAATGGGGGCACGCGGCCCCCATTCGTTACACCGAAGGCCCTACGGCTTAGGCCAGGGCGTCGTCGGACTGGCGGCCGCGGCGGTTGCTGCCGCCACGGTTTCCGCTGTCGTCGGACTTCTCGACCGGCTCGAACCAGCTGCCCTTGGCGCCGTCCTCGACCTCGAAGACATCGCCCTCTTCGCGCAGCTGGTGCTGCCCGTTCTTGCCGCCATAGCCCTGCTTCGTTGCACGTACCAGCATGGTGGTCTCCTTATTGAACGGTGAAGCCGGACGCATACGGCACGTTGGCCTGCACGTCCTTGACCAGGAAGGCGTCGGCCGTACCCGCCGTGGTGGCGGCGCCCGCGACGCGGTACACCACGCGCAGGTAGCGCTCCAGCCCGATGGGCAAACGCTGCTTCACGATTTCCGTATTGGCGCCCAGCGCGGCCGGGGCCAGGGCGCCGGTCAGCGGGAACTCACGCGGCGACGCGAAGCCCACGTTATCGTCGGTCTGCAGCACGGCTTGCACCGTGGCGCCGGCGCCGACGACAGCGGCCACCGTCTTCACGACGATGTACATCTCTTCGCCGATGCCGACGTCGGCGGCCGCGCCGGTGTCGTAGACGTTGGTCGACACGACGTCACCGGTGGCCGAGACGATCGACTGCGCCAGCGACAGTTGTTCTTGCTTGTCGAGGATCATGGTGTGATCTCCTAGGTTCTGTTGGCGCTTAGACGACGCGCGATTCGGTCAGCAGGAGCTGATCGACCGTGCGCACCGGCACGCTCAGGAAGCGCGTGGTGCCGTTGCCCAGATGGCCGGGCACGACCTGGCCGAACTGGTTGACGGCCACGTCGATCGTGACGGCGTTCTGCGACTTGTCCAGGGCGGCCTTCGACAGCTGGCCCTTGACGGTGCGGTTGGCGTAGAACGCGGCCTTGCCCATGCCCATCATCGGGATCCGGTTCATCGCGTCGATCATGAGCTTCATCAGCGCGGTGGCCGCGGTCGGCGCCTGGGTGCCGGTTTGGCCGATCAGGTCGGACACATCGATGTTGGCGATGCGCACGACATAGCGCCAGTCGCGCACGGTCAGGCCGCATTTCCACTTCCAGAGGTCCGCGTAGGCGCGGAAGCGAGCCGGCGGCGACTGGTCGTCGAAGGCGTCGATCTCGCCCAGGTCCTGGTGATTCAGGCCGGCCTGCGAGCCCTTCGGGTAGATGCCGGAGGCGGTGTTTTCGCCCCAGAGCACCAGATACACCGAGGTGTTGTCGCTGCCCGTGCCGCCGGCATCGATGATGTTCACGCCGTTGGCGGCGGCCTTCGACGAATAGCGCGGCGCCAGGCCCATGAATCGCTCGGGATTCACGCTGGTGTCGCCGTAGAACAGCGCCTGGCACAGGGCCTGGTTCATGCCTTCGATTTCGGCCTGTGCTTCGGACAGGCGGAACGAGGCGGTGTTGCCGTTCAGGTCGGCCAGATCGACGTCGACCTCGTTGCGCGCTTCGAGCATGCCGCAGGCATCGTCGACCTGGGCACGCTTCGACTTGGTCGGCTGCACGCCCTGGTAGAGCTTGCGCCACGTCGGGGCGGGCAGACCGGTGCGCACGGTCGTGCGGTGGCCGGTGGGCAGGTTGCCCTCGATCCAGGTCATGTCCTGCAGGACTTCGTTGGACTGATTCAGCAGCTCGATCACGGCGGCGGTGGAGCCGTCCGGATCGATGGACTTGGCGAAGTCGGTGAGGGTGACAGCGCCGCCGTTGGTCGGGAGGGTAGCCATGGAGTGGGCTCCTTATTTGGGGTTGCCGTAGAGTTTCTGGGCCAGTCCCTGCTGAGGCGCATGCGCGGTCGAATTGCCAGGGACGAAGGAATCGCTACTGATCTTCTTGCCGATCCGGTGCAGCAGCCGGATCATTTCGGGGTGGTTGCCCACGCCGGTGTCCTTCAGCAGGGTGTTGAGTTCCGGGGTGCCGAATTCAGCAAGGGCTTTCTTGGCCACACCGAGGTTGGCCTCGAAGGCGTCGCCACCCAGCTCGCTATCGCCGCGGGTCTGATCGGCCCACTGCTCGCGCATCTGGTTGAAGAATTCCGCCTGCTGGTTCTGCAGCTTCTGCATGAGCTTGGGGCCGAGGTCGGCCACGCGCTGCGCGTCGGACTGCGAGAGATTCAGCTCCTTCGCCAGCGTCTTCAGGTCGCCCACGAGCTCGCCATCGAGCTGGACGCCTTCCGGCGCGACAAAGTCCTCGTACTGCTCCGGGGCGCCGGTCGCCTTGCCGGCGTCGTCGGACTGGTCGTCCGGCTTGGCCGCGTTGGGATCGGTCGTGGTGGCGCCGTCCTGGCCTTCGGGGGTACCGTCGGCCGGGGCGTCGCCGCCTTCCGGTTTTGCCTGCTGTTGCTGCTCAGTTGCGGGCGCAGCGGTGGTCGTGCTCGTATCGAGCAGGGCCGACGTATCGCCCGCAGGTTGTTGCGTGCCGGGATCAGTTGGCGTGTTACCGGTCGTCGCTTGGCTTTCGGTCGTCATTCGTGCGGTGCTCCGTGAGCATTTCGGCGTACCGTTCCGGGCAGGTTCCGAGCACGAGGGACATCAGCTGCAGCCCCCCATTCCGGTTGCCCTCCTTGAACGCCATTTCCATGGCGTTGGTGGAAAACACCGAACGGAACACCCCGGCCTGCTCGAGAAGACGCCACACAATGCGACGGCCTCGACGGTTCGCCATGAGCCATTTCAGGTCGTCCGACTCAATCAGCAGCTCCTGGCGCTGCTTGTCGCGTCGCGCCTGGCGGCCGTGTTCGACGGCCGACGGATTGTGAGGGTCATACGCTGGTTGGCTCATGCACCGGTATTCTGGGAATGCCGCGCAGGGGTAAGGGCACCCTATTGGCCGTAGAGGGCCTTCACGGGGTCAGGCCGCTGGCCACCATCGAGTGCCATGTCGGTGATCTGCAGCGAAACGTTGTTGTCGCTGCCCTCCTGCGTCTCGTACTGGCCCGTGGTCGTGACCTTTACGCGCGCCATGAGGACCAGCTCGGTGCCGACCTGCGGCAGCGTGCTGATACCGAGCTTTTCGAGCGTTTTGTCGTCGAGCTGCAGGCACAGGCCGTAGGGGTAGCGCGGCGCGTCGCCGGCGTCGCAGCAGAGAGTGTCGTGGTCTTCGCGCTCCTCGCGCGGCAGCTGCATGTTGATGAGGTTCATGGCGTGCCCTATGCGGTTGCCTGCGGGATGGAATAGCCCTGGAACTGGTTGATGAGATCCGATGCGACGTTGCCGCCACCGGTCTCGATGCTGCCGGCGCGCTGGGCGGCCGTGGCCATCTGCTCGGCCATCGCCGCCTGCTGGGCGGCCTGCTGCTGCTGGGCGCGCTGCTGGCGCACGAGTACGGCCTGATCCAGCGGCACGATGAGGCGCGGATCCACGCCGAGCTGGTCCGCGTAGCCGTCGACCAGCGCGTCGGCGTTGAGCCGGTCGAGCACGTCGGGCTTGACGGCAGCCACCTGGCCGAGCGTCATCACGAATCGATCGGTGCTGTTCACGCCGATCGCGCGCTGCGCCTGCGCCAGCATGCTCACGAACTCGACGTTCAGGTCGACGCCCTCGAGCTCGGGCGGCGGCGGCGGCAGCGCGCCGGCGGCGGCCAGGCGCTGGAATGTCATCTCGACCATGGGATCGAGCATCTCGTTGTGCAGCCGCTGCAGCACGGGGCCGAGCATGAGCAGCTTTTCCTCGTGGCGCTCGGCCACCTCGGTAGCCGTCATGCGCACGTCGACGTTCGAGAGCATCAGGAACAGGTCGGCGTAGAAGCTCGAGCGCAGCAGCGCGCGCGTGTCTTCGATGTTGGCCTGCATGCCGCCCAAGTCGAGCTGCACCTGCCACATCGAGCGCACGCCGGCCGACTGGCCCGCCGTGTCCACGTAGGTGAGGCCGCCGGGCAGCATGTCGACCTCGGCGTTCTTGAGGTTCGTCGGCACCTGCAGCGGCGGGCGCGTGGTGTAGTCCAGGCCTTCGGCCAGGCGCAGCTGGCGGTGCTGCAGGCCCTTGACCTGGCCCAGCGCGATCCCGCCCGGGCCCACGCCGTAGACGTCGCCGCCCCAGACCTGCCAGCGAGGCGCGAGCACGGGGAACTCTCGGAAGCCGGAGCGGCGCAGGTACTTTTCGGGCGTGCGGCCGTGCTCGAAGTAGACCGACGAGAACTCCATGTTGCGCGCGTCGCGCAGCTTCGGGTCGCGGTCGACGTTGGGCTCGACGCACTGGACGACCGTCACCCAGCTGTCGAGCGTGCCCGAGTGATAGAGCGACTGCACGGTGGTGCTGCAATTCTCGATGCCGAAGTGCTTGACCAGCTGCGCGACCGTCATGTCGAACTTGCGATACATCGTGTCGACGACGCCGCGGTCATTGGTCGCGAGGCAGAACTCGCCAATCGGCAGCGGCGAGTGGTGGATCACGTCGTTGAAGTCGTCGAGCACCATGCTGGCCGTCGTGCCGTAGACGCCCAGGTCCTGGTACATGCTCTGCAGGCTGTTGTAGGTGTTCGAGCGCGCGAACACGTCGAGCATCAGCCGCGTGACATCCGACAGCCACACCTTGACGCTGTGGTACTGCATCAGCGCGGGGTCGGGCGTGGCGAGTCGAAACCACGGCCGCGCTGGGCTCGTCATGCCCGCCATGAGGCCGGCCGACAGCGTGTTGGCCGACAGGGTGCCCGTGGGGTCGTAGATGTTGTTGAATCGCCGCGTGCCGCGATTGCGGTCCTGCACGAAGAACCGGCCGCTGTACGGCAGGATGAAGTCGGTGAGCTCGCGCCAGAAGCCGATCCAGCTGGCGCGCTCGGTCTCGAGCTGCGAGTTGCGCAGCTCGTACTTGTCGCGGGTAGTCTTGGTCGCCATTGTCAGAGCCCCAGCAGCGACTGCTTCGCCAGGTCAAGTTGCGACGGATCCACGCCTTGCGTGGGGTCGCCCGTGAGCAGCGTGTTGGCCGAGCTGGCCCCGCCCGCCCCTGCTTCGGCGCCAGCGCCGCGCGTGGCCGTGCGTTGCCCCTGCTTCGGCGGGCCGTTCGGCCCCCACTTCTGCTGCTCGAGGGCTTGGTTGTAGCGATCGGGGTTGTCGGTCTTCCACTTCTCGATGGCGGTCTCGCGCTCCTGCTTGCGCTGGATCACGCTGCCGCCGAAGGCGCCGTAGATGGTCTCAGCGTCGAGCTTGGGCAAATCGCCAACCTCTTGCGCCGTCATTCCGGGCGCGCCCGAGGTCCAGTAGGTGGGGCCGGCCTGGCCCGGCGCGGTGGCGGTGCACATGTGTCAGCCCCCCAGCAGCGTGTTGCGATTCAGGCTCAAGCCGGACGGATCGATGCCGCCCGGGCCCGTGAGCAGCGTGCTGCCCGTCGTCGCGCCCGGCCCCACGTCGATGCGCGTGCCGCTGTTCTCCTTGCGCAGCGCGTCGGTGTCCACCTCGCGCTCGCCCTGCTTGATGTCCTGAATCTGCGGCGTGGTGGGCATGATGTCGGGCGTGCTGGGAGCCATGGCAGACGCGGCAATGGCGCCGCCAGCAATGGCTGCTACACCCCACGCAATGCTGGCTGGTTCGCACATGGTCACGTCCTTCGGTTCAATGATGCGTAGGGATCGTAGGCGGCGGTCTTGCGGGTATGGGCACCCGGAATGTCCTCGACGCGGGGCGTGTCGCGCAGCGCCAAGATGTAGGCGGAAGCCCAGTCAGGCGAGCGCCCGATCCGTTTGATGATGTCCTCGCGGCTCTCGACGTAGACCGTGCGGCCCTGCAGGCGCCAGGTGGGCGCGCAGAGGTCGACGAGCAGCTGCCGGTCGGGCGGCAGCGCGATGCCCGTGTCGGACGCCGGGTCCAGCGCCTCGCGCATCCGCCACCAGTCCTCGCTGCGCTGGTTGGCGAAGGTGAGCCGGCCCGACCGGTCCATGCCAATAGCGGATTCGGCGCCGTTCACGCCGATCACGTGCTGGCCGGCCTGCTTCAGGAAGTCGTAGGGGCTCGCGCCCACGCCCACCACATCGATGTGGATGGGCGACTTGTCGCGCACCGCGGCGATGGTGACGCCGGCCACGGTCGGCCCGTCGGGCGTGGCCTTGCCCTCGTAGGCCAGGGCCTCGTCGAACCACCAGCCGTGCCGGCGCGCGATGATAGTGTTGTCGCGCCCGCCGCGCGCCACGTCCACGCCCACGCTGTCCATGCGCGGCTTGTTGTGCTTGACGGCCCAGCGCGCCTGCGCGGCCTCGACCCAGGCCGTGGGGATGACCTGCATTGCGTCGTCTTCCATGCCGGCCTGGAAGTCGCCGTAGAGCATTTGCGAGCGCAGCGGCTCGGGGAGCGATTGAAGGGTTGCCATGTATCCGGTCCCCATGAGGTAGGGGTTGTCGCTCACGCGCGACGGGATGAAGGTGCGCGACAGGGGCGTGATCGTGTCGCCGCCGTGCACGAACGGCGTGCCGTCCGGCCGCTCCACGTCCTTGCCGTCCACGGTCGCGAACCACCGAAGCTCACCTGGCTGCGCGGGGTTCGGGTGCTTGGGGTCGAGCCAGGGCGCGAAGAAGTCGACGATCCACCGCCCCTCGGCATTGGTCGGCGGGTTGAACGTCAGCAGGGCCTGGCAACGTTGCGAAGGGTCCACAGACCGCAGCCAGCCCAGAAGCGCGCGCACCTGGCTTTCCAGGAAGTTGGCAGCCTCGTCGAAAACGAGGAGGTCGTGCGGCCGGCCCTGGTACTTGTTCCAGTCCTCGGGATTCGGCGTCGAGCCGAACTCGATCTGTTGGCGCGGCAGGCGCCAAATGCGCTCGGCGCCGTTGTAGCCGTCGCGCCCGCCCAAGAGCTCCGTGAAGCGGTCCACGATGCCGGTGAGCTGCGTGGCCTCACGGCGCAGGATCAGCGCCTTCTGGTGCTGCGTGAGCGTCTTGCCGCACGCGAGATCGGTCTTGCCGCCGCCGGCCGCGCCGCCGTAGCCGATGATCGTGGCCTGCGAGTCGTAGGCCATCATCTGCGGCCCGGGCAGAGGGCGCCAGACGCTCTTGTCGAGCGCGAGCAGGGCCTCAACCTCGGCGCGCTCTGCCGGGGTCAGGTACGGCAGGACGGCCAGGATATCCGCGGCGGTGGGCGTGGCCAGCACGACGTCACACCAGGTCGGCGCCGGGCTCGCTGTCCTGCGCTTCCTGCGCTTCCTGCGCTTCCTGCGCTTCCTGCGCCGCGCGCCGCGCCTGCGCAGTGGCCACGAGTGCGGCCAGCTTGCCGGCGACTTGCGAATCGCTCATTTGGACCGGCCCGCCATTGGCGCCGGTGAGCTCCATGGCGGTCTTCTCGCGGTACTTGGGGTCGTGCGCCTTCAGCAAGAAGATCAGCAGCGTGTCGCTGTACTTGCGAACCGCGCCGCACTCGGCGCCCAGGTAGAACACCGGCTCCTCGACGCCCTCCTGCGCGCGGCGCCGGGCCTCGTCCTCGAGCCCCAGCGTGGCAACACGCATCGCGGTGTCCCACGCTTTAGCAAATGCTTCGTCTTGCTGGCGCCACTCGTAGACAACACTGCGGCTCGCGCCCACGGCGGCGGCCGATTTTGTGACGTTCCCCGTCTCGGCAAGAGTTGCCAAAAACGCGAAGTCTTTTTCAGGTGTCCGGATTGATTGCATGCCGCCAAGGTAGGCGGCGGCGGGCCTGGTAAGGGCACCCTTACGCGGGCACCGGCCGGTAGGCCTTCGCCACCTGCGCCCGTTTGCGGTACTGGCAGATGTGGCGCGCGTGCGACGGGCTCACCCCGAAGATCCGCGCGAGCCGCTTGTAGCCCACGCCCTGGTTCTCGTGCATGTCGCGCATCAGCTCGACCTGCGCATCGGTCAACTTGGCGCGCTGGTGGTCTTCACCGATGCGCAGCCCCTGATCGTTCACTGCAACGGTGCGGTGTGTCATGTTCGTCCTTTTCTGACGGCTGGTCGCGCCAGCGGCCAATTTGCAAAAATCTGCATGCTTGTGACGTACCCCCATCCACACCACCTACACCACCTACCACCTCCTTCCGGAAACTTTCCTAGACCACCAACTCTATATATAACTGAAGGATGTAAAAAGGTGGTGTAGGTGGTGTACTTTCTCGGAAACCGTTGATACATAAGGCTTTCCGGGCTACACCACCTCCAAATATCGAGGTGGTGTAAGTGGTGTAGTGGTGTACCTTTCCTCAAACCAAATCGGCGAATTCTTGCGAATCCGCATCGCAATGCGCGTTACCCGGCATGCCAGTTTCGAACTCCCACACGCGGACCTGCCTACCGCCGCAACTCGCAAATTTCCGCACGTAACCCAATCTGCGCATTACTGCGCCTAGGCGCATTTCGTCGGCGCGCTTGACGTGCTTGGCCTCAAAGCCCAGCGCGCCGATCAGCACCTCATGCGGCCGAACGACGAGCCGGCGCCCTTCGCTGGCCCCAGCCGTGTCCTCGAAATCGGCATACGTGAGCCACGATTCGATCACCGCGGCCCAGGAGTCGGTCATCTTGTGCTTGCCATGCACCTGAGGTGCGAGCCGTTCGGCCTCGGCCCAATCGATGCCGCCCCGGCCGAAGGCCTCGCGCGCCTCGGCCCACAGCTGCAGCCGGTCGCGCTCGATCGCGTCCACGTCGACCGTGCCCAGCACCTCGACCGGCAGCCAGCGGCGTTCGCCCGTCTCGTCGGCCAGGAACTCCTCCGGGTTCGACGTGCCGATGAAGAGGTGGCGCCGGGGAAAGCGCGTGTAGAACTCGCGGTACAGGACCCGCCACTCCTCGTGCGTGCGCGTGATGAAGGCCTTGATGCTCTCGACCTCACGCGAGTGCAGGCCCTTCAGCTCGGCCAGCTCGATCACCAGGCGGCCGCGCATGCGCCGGCTCGCCTCCGAGTCGCGCTCGGCCAGGTCCATCTCGGTGAAGAAGTCGGCCGCCGGCGCGATCGCGGCCACGCCGGAGGACTTGCGCGCACCCTGCGCACCGATCAGGACCGGCACCATGTCCGCCTTCACACCCGGCGCCATGACGCGCCCAGCCAGCGCCGTCCACATGTAGCGCGACACCGCGCGCGTGTAGGCCGTGTCCGCCGCGGCGAAGTGGCGCGACAGCGACTGCTCGATGCGCGGCACGCCGTCCCAGGCCAGGCCCTCGAGCCACGCGACGGCGCTGTCGAACTCGTTCTCCTGCGCCACGAGCCACACCGCGTCGCGCAGGGCCTCCTTCGCGATCGGCTTGAAGCCGCGGCGCTCCATGTGGATCTGCATGCGCGTGTAGTCGGCGTCCTCGAACGGGCGCCACCCCTCGGGGTCAGCCTCCGGCGCGCACATGACTTCGGCCCGGAAACTGTCGTACCGCAGCCACACCCCACACCACCGCTCGTCGCGGCACGCGAGTGCCAGGTTGTTGATGCGCGGCAGGATCGCGCCGTGGCCGTCGACCTCGAAGGCCGGCCGCCCACGCTCGGGGCGCCCTTCGGCGTCCGTCGGCGCGGCAATCACGTCGAAGTCGCGCGCGGCGAGCTCGGCAGGCTCCGTCCAGCCGGCGGCGCGCGCCCGCGCGAGCAGCGTGCGCACGGTGATCCCGTCCGGGCGGCCGCTGTCGATGTACGGCCAGACGCGGTTGTCGAGGAAATCGGGGTCATACTTCCCGCTGCGCGCGCTGAAGTCGTGTGCGAGCTGCAGGCCGTAATCGTCGCCGCCCGTGGCGTGGTGGATGGCAAACACCACATCGCGCCAGGCGTCATAGTCGAGCGCGCCGTCACCATCGTTCGGGATGGCGGCCAGCGCGCTCTCGACGAGCGCTGCGTCTGTGTCGCCGGCGGGCGCGGCCAGCGCCATGCGCTCAGGCTTCTCGAGCACAGGCACCGGCGCCGACATCGGCCAGGCCATGCCCACCAGATAGTCGCGCGGGCAGTCGTCGAGGTCGAAGGGATCGAGCGGCACCGAGGCGCCGGCCAGGGGCAGGATGAACATGTTCCCGAAGCGTTTCTTCTCCGTGCCCACGGCGTCCTGCTTCGGGAATATCTCGACCTGGCCCTGCGCCACGCCCGCGGTGCCCGACTCGAAGCCGGCGGCCACGAGCGCGGCGCGCAGCCACTGGCGCACGCTGTAGGCGTCCTGCGGCGCGTCCCAGAGCAGGTACAGGTGAATGCCGTGGCCACCGCTCGAGCGGAACGCGACCGGCTGGCCGCCCTGCCCTTCGAGCGCGCGCGCCACGCGCGCGGCAGCCGCCTGCATCTCGCTCCACGGCGTGTCGCCCTTGTGGCTATCGAAGTCGAGCACGCCCAGCATCGTCACCGACTGGCCCGGCAGGATGGGAGCCGCGCCGTAGGCCGGCCCGCCGTTCACGTGGGCCAGCAGGCGCGCGTCGGTCAGCTCGGCGTCCACGCGGCGCGGCCCGTCGTCGGTCTTGCGCCAGCAGACATCGCGCCGCACGCGCGAGGTGATGGGCTCCAGTGCCTCGACGAGGGCCCGTTTGTCGTTTTCGGTCATCTTCGTCCCTATCCAGCGAAAGATCGGCCCCGCTCACCGCGCGCCCAGCGCATACGGGCGCCCTTCACGGTGCCACCCGCGGCACATCGAGCCAGCCCGCCGACAGACCGAGCTCTGCCTCGATCTTGCGCGCGGTGGTCTCGCTGATGTTGCGAGTGGGCTGCTTGCCGATCAGCTGCGACAGGTACGACGTGTTGGTGATGCCCAGGCGGCGCGCGAGCGCCGCGGGGCCATTCGACTTCTGCGCCAGGCTGCGCAGGTTGTCGCGCCGCGTCTCGAAGACGCGCGCCATATAGTTGGTGTCAGCCATAGAGGGCTCCGGGGGTCATTGGCTATTTGCTAACGGAGTTTAGCAATCAGAGCCTTGCACCGCAAAGGAGAGTTTCCATATTGCTTATTATTTCCTCCGGTGTTACCGTTCGTGCCGTTCCAGTAAACCCAGCCATTTCCCAGGAGTGAACCGTGGCCAAAGCCCAAGATATCCAGCAAGTCCGCCAGCAGAACCTGCAGACCGTCGTGGCAGAGGTCGGCGGCCCGTCGGTGCTCGCCAAACGAATGGGCTACCAGGGCCCGTCGTTCATTTCCCAGATGGCGAACGGCCACCGCAAGATCACAGAGGACACGGCACGCGCCGTCGAAAAGGCCGCCGGCCGCGAGCCGCTTTGGCTCGACGCCCCGCACGAGCTGCGCGCCCCTGCTCAAGGCCCCGCCACCGACCCGAGCCTGGTGTCGGGCGCAGTCACGGTCGTGGTGAAATTGCAACAGGACCTGGGCGTCACCGTGGACCCGACGAAATACCCTCTTCTCGTGGAAATGGTCTATCAGCAGGCCCTAGTCGACGGCGCGGTCAACGTGGATTACGCCCGCAAACTCGTCCAGCTCGCCTCATGACTCCCGCCACCCCCGGCCCGATTTCCAGCCCGCAACCGCGGGCTTTTTTACGTGTTGTGATTTAGCGACTGCTAAATTTCAGTTTGCCTGTTGCTAACCGATTTGCTAATCTGCATTCGCAGTTTGGAAAACACAACGCAACGGAGCAAACGACGATGCCCTACCACCTTTCCCTGATCCGTGAGATCCACGGCCACCCCGTTTCGATCAACGGTGACGAACCCGACTATGCGAGCGCGCTGAAGGCCGCCATCTACCTGACCAGCTCGCCGATCGACGCTGCCACCGCGCCGGCGGGCAAGGCCGCCACGAAGGACGACAGCGCGAAGACCGCGACGGAGAACGCCGCGGGAAAGGACCGCAAGCCGGCCGCGTCCTCGCAGGCGTCCCAGACCCAGAACTCTGCCGACAGCTCGACCGATTCCTCGAAGACCACGCAGGCCGGCGACGCGGGCGCGAGCTCGAAGAATTCCGGCGCCGCCACGGGTGACGACGACACGCCGATCGACTACGACGCCGACGTCAAGCCGCGCGTGCTGAAGATCGCCCAGACGAGCCGCGACAAGGTGGTGGCGCTGCTGCAGCGCTACGGCGCGAAGACCGGGAAGGACCTCAAGGCCGACCAGTACGCCAGTTTCGTGGCCGACGCTGACCGTGTGCTGTCGGGCGAATACGACCCGCTGGCCGGCGACAACGCGGACGACGTGGCATGAACGGCCGCAAAGCCAAGGCGCTGCGGCGCCTGTCGCGCCGCATGACGCAGGGCCTGCCCGAGCGCGACCTGATCGAGGTGGGCACCGGGCGGGCGGCGAAAGTCGATACGGGCAAGCTCGACAGCCTCGGACGACCGATCTACCGCTACGTCGACGTCACCGGCACCAAACGCCACCGGCCCACGACCATGCGCGCCGTCTATCAACGCAACAAGGCCATCTACGGCCGCGTCAACCTCCGGGAACTGCGATGACTGACAAGGCCCACGCAATCCTCTCGCCCTCCTCGGCCGAGCGCTGGACCACGTGCTGCGCCAGCGTCTTGCTGGAAAAGGGCTACCCCGACACCAGCAGCGACTACGCAGACGAGGGCACGGCGGCGCACGCCGTGGCCGAGATGGCGCTCACCGAAGGCAAGGACGCGGCGGCTTTCGTGGGCCGTCGCATCCCGATGCGCGCCGGCAAGACCGTCGAAGTCACCCGCGCCATGGCCGACGACGTGCAGAAGTACGTCGACTATGTGCGCGAGGTGTCCGCCGGCCACGAGCTCCTGCTCGAGCAGCGACTCGACATCAGCGCGTGGGTGCCGGAGTGCTTCGGCACCTCGGACGCGGTGATCCTGCGCACCGACGGCGAGCTGCACGTCTGTGACCTGAAGTTTGGCCGCGGCGTGAAGGTCGACGCCGAGGAGAACAAGCAGCTGATCCTGTACGCGCTGGGCGCGCTCGATACGTTCGGCCTGGCGGCCGACTTCACCCACGTGCGCATGACGATCCACCAGGCCCGCCTGGGCCACGTGAGCGAGTGGCGTGTGTCGGTCGACGAGCTGCGCGAGCGCGGCGAGATGATCAAGGCCGCGGCCGACCGCGCTTTCGCCTACGTGGACAGCGACACGCCGCCGGCGCCGTCCGACTTCCAGGTGAGCAACGCCGGCTGCAAGTTCTGCAAGGCCAAGGGCGCCTGCCCTGAATACGCCCGCGAGGTCGCAGTCACCGTGTCGCGCGACACGAAGGCCACGCCGGACGACTTCGAGGTGGTCGGCGCCGATCAGACCGTGGCGCCGCTCGACCTCGCCTACCTCATGTCCCGCGTGGACCTGGTCGAGGCCTGGTGCAAGGGTGTGCGCGGCGAGCTCGAGCGGCGCCTGCTGGCGGGCGAGGCGGTCGACGGCTGGAAGCTCGTGGCCGGCCGCGCTGGCGCGCGCCAGTGGACGAGCGAAACCGACGCCGAGAAGACGCTCAAGGCCATGCGCCTGAAGGTCGATCAGATGTTCGACATGAAGGTCATCAGCCCGACCACCGCCGAGAAGCTGGTCAAGGCCGGCGCCCTGGGCGCGCGGCAGTGGGCCAAGCTCGACAAGTTGATCACGCGCAGCGAAGGCTCGCCCAGCGTGGCGCCGGCCAGCGACAAGCGGCCCGCGCTGGAGATCAAGCCCGCGGCCGACGACTTCGACGTGGTCGAGCCCCAGGCAGTCGAAACCGAAGGGGCGGATCTTGTCTAGGGCCAAGCCCTACCGGGATCCGGCCCAGCCGCCGAACCCTGCGGCGCCGGCCGCGGTGCTGCCTCTGGCGGCCCGCGAGGCGCTGCAGCGCGCGGCCTCCGAACCCAACCCCAAGAAACGCGCAGACCTGGTCGACATGACCGTCGCCCGGCTGCGTCGCGAGTACCCGCAGTTCTTTCGCAGCACCTACCCCAGCCTCTAAACGGAAACCGAAATCATGAAAATCAAACTGAACGACGTGCGCGTTGCCTTTGCCCAGAGCCTCACCGAGGCCAAGCCCTTCGAGGACGGCGGCGAGCCGCGCTACGGCGCCACCTTCCTGATCCCCGAGAAGGGCCACCCGGCCCGCAAGGTGGTCGAAGACGCCATGTATGCCGTGGCCGCCGAGAAGTGGGGCGCCAAGGGTAAGGGCATCGTCGACAACCTGCTCGAGACCGGCAATCCCAAGGAGGTCTGCTACTACCCGGGCCGCCGCAAGGACTACGACGGCTTCGACGGCCACATGGCGCTCGGCGCCGTGCGCCAGAAGAAGGACGGCATGCCGCTGCTGCTCGACAACGACAAGTCGCCGCTGTGGGACACCGCCAAAGATCAGCCGTACCCGGGCAAGGAGGGCCGCATCTATTCGGGCTGCTTCGTGAACAGCACCGTGGACCTGTGGGCCCAGGACAACCGCTACGGCAAGACCATCCGCTGCACCGTCAACGCCGTGCAGTTCAACCGCGACGGCGACAGCTTCGGCGGCACCACGAAGGGCAGCGCCGACGACTTCGACGACCTGGGCGAAGGCGCTGACGCGTCCGACGCGCTGGCCTGAGCGAGGAGACCACCATGCCTACCTTCATTTCCCAGGCCATGAACGACCAAACTACCGAGCAGGAAATCCAGGCCAAGGGCCTGACCGCGCCGCGCGTCACGCCGGCAGACATCGAGGCCAACATCGTGAAGGCGCACTATTTCACTGCGGCTGAAGGCGTGGCGGGCTATCACCCTGCGACCCATTACTTGATCCGTGGTGCCTCTGACCAAGCCTTGTTGGATTGGGACGCGGCACGCGCGAAAGTCGATGCCAGTGTGCCGCAATCACTGCGTCTGCTGACGTTCTGCGTCCTGGTGCTGCGCAACGGCTTCACCGTCACCGGCGAAAGCGCGTGCGCGAGCCCCGAGAACTTCGACGCCGAAATCGGCCGCAAGATCGCCCGCCAGAACGCCGTGCAAAAAATCTGGCCGCTGATGGGCTACGAGCTGCGCTCGCGCCTGGCCGCGCAGTAAGGAGACCACCATGCTGCCCATCCACGACTACAACCGCGCGATCAATGCGGCCGTGATCGGTTACTTCCTGGTGTTGGTGGTGCTGGCGGGCAATGCGCTCGTCGGCAGCAAGCTCGGGTTCTTCCTGTCGCTGGCCGTCATGCTGCTCTGCTACCTGACCGAGTCGGCCCGGGCGCAGGCGGTGATGCTGCCGCGGCGCGTCCTCGCCCTGGCGCAGGCCCTGCTGGTCGGCCTGTGGCTCGCTGCCGCGGCGTGCCTGGCGCAGGGCTGGTACCCGACCGCCCTCGGCCATTGAACGATGGCGCCGGCGCGTTTCCCCAAACGCGCCGGCGTAGCGGGGGCTCTCCACCTCCAGGCGCGCCCGAGACCACGCGCTGCCCACGCCCCGGATCGCTACCAGACCCAGCCCGCGCCGCTTTTTCCCTGGGTCTGTGAGTACGCGTAAACCGTCGGAGGCCCGCAAGTATGTCGGCGGAAATCCGGGGCATGGTCTCTTCCCCTACAGGAGCAACTTGCATGCCGCGCTACGCGAACTTGGCCGAGCGAATCATCGCCAACACCCGCATTTCTGAAGAGTTCGGCCACGACGGCAGTCCGTGCTGGGAATGGATCGGCGCGCGCAACGCGTCGGGCTACGGGAAGCTCAACATGCGGTTCAAGAAAGGCCCGCGCAAGGGCAAAGTGAAGTCGGCGCTCGCGCACCGGGTCGCGCTCGTCGAGCTCGGCGGCCGGCGCCTCAATACCAAATCCGTGGTGCTGCACCTGTGCAACAACCGCCTCTGTTGCAACCCCGCCCACCTGAAGGGCGGCACGCAGCGCGCCAACGTGCGCCAGTGCGTCGCAGAGGGCCGGCACTACACCCCATTTCGGAAGGCAGCATGACCTCAGCCGCCGCGCCGCAGCTGCTCCTGATACGCCCGCTCGCGGGCGTTCTTCTTGTTGCGGGCGCGGCGCTCGAACCACTCGCCCACCGGCAGCGCGGCAAGGATCGGCCAGGCCAGCACCGCACCCACGCCGAAGAAGGCGATGCGCGCGAGGGGCGCGCGGATCTGGACGCCGAACCGGCGCACGAGCCAGGGATAGAGCACGGCTGCGGCGACGACGCCCACAGCCAGATACCAGCCACGCAGCGGGTCCATGGCGGCCTCCTGATCACGATCTGAGCAACCAGTATATGACAGCCACTCCCGAATTCACCTCCACCGCCTTCCATGACCTGGAGACCTTCAGCGATCGCGACCTGAAGACCTACGGCACGCACGCCTACGCCGAGCCGGCCGAGGTGATGCTGTGGGCCTACGCGCTCGAGGACGAGCCCGTGCGCGTCTGGGACGTGACGGCCGACCCGCAGCCCCCCGCGGCGCTGCTCGATATCCTGCGGCGCCCGGCCACGCGCCACGTCTGGCACAACGGCGGGATGTTCGACCGCACGGTGCTCAAGCACGCGCAGCCGGAGCTCTACGCCATGATCCCGGAGCGCGCGTGGTACGACACGATGGTCCAGGCCTACGCCCACGCCCTGCCCGGCTCGCTCGACGCGCTGTGCGAGGTGCTGGGCGTGCCGCAGGACAAGCGCAAGCTGAAGTCCGGCAAGAACCTGATCCACCTCTTCTGCAAGCCCCGGCCCAAGAACCAGACGCTGCGCCGCGCCACGCGCGAGACGCACCCGAAGGAGTGGGCCGAGTTCGTCGAGTACGCCGGCTACGACATCGAGGCGATGCGGATCATCCACCGCAAAATGCCGCAATGGAACTACAGCGGCGAGGAGTTCGACCTGTGGCTGCTCGACCAGCGCATCAACCAGCGCGGCGTCCTCGTGGACGGCGAGCTCGCGCGCGCCGCCGTGGCCGCCGTGGACAAGGCGAAAAAGGAGCTCGCCTCGCGCACGGTTGCGCTCACCGACGGCGCGGTCGAGTCGGCCACGAAGCGCGACAAGCTGCTGGCGTACCTGCTGGCCGAGCACGGGGTCGAGCTGCCCGACCTGCAAGCGTCCACCCTCGAGCGGCGCATCGACGACCCGTCACTGCCCTGGGCGCTGCGCGAGCTGCTGGCCATCCGGCTGCAGGCGAGCACGGCCAGCACCAGCAAGTACAAACGCCTCATCAACGGCGTGAGCGCCGACGGCCGCCTGCGCGGCCTGCTCCAGTTCGACGGTGCCGGCCGCACGCGGCGCTGGGCCGGTCGGCTCTGGCAGCCTCAGAACCTGCCGCGCCCGGCGATCGGAGACCTGCGCGACGAGGCCCTGCAGGACGAGATCGATTTCGGCATCGATGCGATCAAGGCCGGCTGCGCGGACCTGGTCTATAGCAACGTCATGGAAGTGGCCAGCGCCGCGATCCGGGGCTGCATCGTCGCGCCGCGCGGGCGCAAGCTCGTGGTGGCCGACCTGGCCAACATCGAAGGCCGGGACGCGGCCTGGCTCGCAGGCGAGCAGTGGAAGCTGCAGGCGTTCCGCAACTACGACGCGGGCGTGGGCGCCGACCTCTACAAGATGGCCTACGCCAAGGCCTTCGGCGTCAAGCCGGAGGACGTGGACAAGGTGATGCGTCAGATCGGCAAGGTGATGGAGCTCATGCTCGCCTATCAGGGCGGCGTGGGCGCGTTCCTCACCGGGGCCCTCACCTACGGGTTCGACATCGAGCAGATGGCCGAGGACGCCTACGCCGGCCTGCCCGCCGACATTCTCGACGAGGCCGAGGGCATGTACGACTGGACGGTGCGCAAGAAGCGCAGCACCTTCGGCCTGTCCCGGCGCGCGTTCGTGGTGTGCGACAGCTTCAAGCGCGGCTGGCGCCGCGGCCACGCGATGATCGAGATGATGTGGGGCGACCTGGAGAGCGCGGCCAAACGCGCCACCAACAACCCCGGCACCACCATCGAGTGCGCCCCGTTCCGCATCCGCCGCGACGGCGCGTGGCTGCGCATCCGCCTGCCGTCGAGCCGGTTCCTTTGCTACCCGTCGCCCCAGGTCGACGAGGGCGGCAAGTTCACCTACATGGGCGTGAACCAGTACAGCCGGAAGTGGACGCGCCTGCACTCCTACGGCGGCAAGCTTTTCGAGAACGCGTGCCAGTCGTTCGCGCGCGACATCCTCGCGCACAACATGCCCGCCATCGAGGCCGCCGGCTACCAGATCGTGCTGACCGTCCATGACGAGGTGATCACCGAGGCGCCCGACAGCCCCGAGTTCAACGAGCAGCACCTCGCCAGCCTGATGGCGACCAACCCGCCCTGGGCGCCCGACCTGCCCCTGGCGGCGGCCGGATTTGTGGCGAAAAGGTATCGCAAAGAATAAACGTGTTGACTGTTTAGTTTACGTTTTGCTAATCTGCGTTTACCGAAACACCAACACACCGAGGAAGACCATGAGCCTGATTCAAATCGAAGTCGCAATGCTGAAAGCAGTGGCGCTCGCCAGCGCGGTGAAGGACATCCGCACCTACCTCAACGGCGTGGCTGTGAACGTGACGCGAGGCGGCGACGTCATTCTGGTGGCGACGGACGGCCACCGGATGCACGTGGGACGACTGACCGCAGCCACGGAAGCCCAAGAGTGCACCGTTATCATCCCCTCCGACACGATCAAGCGCGCACTGGCAGGCAACCCTAAAGGGTCCGCCACGATCGAGCTCTACCGCGACCAGGGCGACGATTGGCAGCTCGGTCTGGTGCCCTTCAAGCACGAAGGTGTGTACCCGGACTGGCGGCGCGTCATTCCGCGGGAGTTCAGCGACCTGCGTATGCCTCCGATCAACGGCAAGTATCTGGGCGACGTGGGCGAGGCGGCCGCGCTACTGGGCGACAAGCTGCGCACGCTGCAGGTCAACAACGCCGGCAGCAGTGGCCTGCTGATCCGAATCGCTGCGCGGCCGTCGTTCTTCGCGGTGATGATGCCACAGCGGCCGACCGAGACCATCCGCAAAGATCCGGGCCACCCCTGGCACGAGATGGAAGCGGTCAAGGTGCCGGCCTGGGTCTGAGCGCCACCATGCGAGCCGACTCAGCCTACTGCACCCTCTGGGTAGCCGGTCTCTACGCCGGGCTGTTTTTGCTCGCCCTCACGTTTAGCAACTAGAAAACCATCGATAGCACACGGAGAATCACATGGACAGCGACGCCAACGACATGATCTACCCCGACCCTGCCGACGAACTACTGCCGCCGCTCACCGCGCTGGACCGCGCCTGCATCACCGGCATCGCCGCCGTGCTGGTGTTGGCCCTGGCCTTCCTGTCCTGGATCTGGTGCACGGGGGCCGGCTATGCGTGAGTCCGCCATCGAATCGATCGCCGCGGCGCTGTTCAAGGCCCTGGGCGACGGCTTCTACAAGTTCGTGAGCCCGGCCCGGCGCAGCGTGCCGGACCGCCTGCGGCTGCGCCAGGTGCCGCCCGAGCACCGCGCGCTCGTCGGGCGCTATGTGCACTTCATCGAGTTCAAGGCCCCGGGCGACAAGCCCACGGCGGCCCAGGTGCGCGAGCACGAGCGGCTGCGCGCCCTCGGCTACCGCGTGGACGTGATCGACAGCGTGGCCGGCGCCCAGGCGCTGGCGGCTGAACACCAGGAGCAACGAGCATGACGACAAAACACACGCCGGGCCCGTGGGAGGCCGACGGCGAGTATGTGCAGCAGGTTGGCCAAACTGAGGTTGGAATCTGTGCAGTTCTGAACATGGACGAAGGCGGCAGTAAGGGTTGGTATCCCGGAGAGACCACCAGAGCCAACGCCCGCCTGATCGCTGCGGCGCCGGATCTGCTCGAAGCGCTGCGGGCCGTGGTGCGCGTTGCTGATCGCGCCACCGACGAATTCGACCTAGCTCGCGCCGCCATTCTGAAAGCCACCGGAGAGCAAGCATGACGACGAACAGCAACCATCCCGCCGTCCAGGCCGGCGAGCAGGACGAGCAGACCGAGTCCATCCTCTGGTGGATCATGCGCCAAGCGCAGGAGGCGAAAGAGCCGTGCGGCGATGATCCTGAAAGCCCCGCTGCGGTTCGCAACGCGAAGTTGGCAGGCATCGGCGGCGCTGCAGCGCAGGCCCTCGGCCTTGTCAGGGGCCCCGACTATCCGGCTCCCGCTGCTGGCGATGCGCAGACCGCCGCAGCACGCGATGTGCTGGCAGAGCGCCAGCGCCAGATCAGCGCAGAGGGTTGGACGCCGGAGAAAGACGACGCTTACGAGTCGTGTGATCTCGCAGATGCCGCCGCCCAGTACGTATTGCTGGCGGCGGGCTGGAAAAACATCCACGTTTGGCCGTGGCGGGGGGAGTGGCTGAAGTCCACCACACCGAGACGCGATCTGGTCAAGGCCGGCGCGCTGATCCTGGCCGAAATCGAACGTCTGGACCGTGCCGCCGCCATTGCCGCCCAGCAGGGCGAAGGCGGTGCAGCATGAGCCGATTCCGCCAGGCACCCCGCGTCGAGGCGCACGCCACCATCGAGCTGACCGAGGAAGAAATGCGAGCGCTCGACGCCCTTGTGGGCTACGGCATTGAGCCGTTCCTGCAGGTGTTCTATCAGAACATGGGCGAGAGCTACCTGCGGCCGCATGAGCAGGGCTTGCGCTCCCTATTCGAGACGGTGAGCTACGACATACCCGCCGTGCTGCGTCGAGCAGATGCTGCGCGAAAAGCGTTTGTGTTGGATCGGCCCGTCATCCGCTCCCAGGCTGACCACGATGCGCTCATTGCACGCGTCCAGGCTGCCGCCCAGCAGCGCCAGGAGGGGTGAGACATGGCCCTCTCGTCCCATCAATCGGCGCGCATGAAAAACGACGAATGGCTCACGCCGCCCGCGATACTCGAAGCGCTTGGCGCTTTCGACCTCGACCCCTGCGCACCTATAAAACGCCCCTGGGAAACCGCGAAGGAACACTACACCGTGGCCGACGACGGGCTGGCCCAACCGTGGGCTGGGCGCGTCTGGTGCAATCCGCCGTTTGGCCGTGAAGCGGTGAAGTGGCTGCGCCGCATGGTAGCGCATGGAAACGGCGTGGCCCTAATCCCCGCGCGCACCGAAACCGCCATGTTCTACGAGTGCGTGTGGGGAGCGGCGGACTCGGTGCTGTTCATCGAGGGGCGCCCGCACTTTCATTACGTTGACGGCACCCGCGCGCCCTTCAATTCCGGCGCCCCTATCTGTCTGATCGCCTATGGCATAGCGAACGTCGCTGCACTGGAACGTAGCAACCTCGGCGCCGTTCTTGCCATCCAAAGGAGAAAATCATGAGCGCCAACACCCCCGATCTTGCCGCTACAGCACTCGGCGCACCCAACCTGTGGGGCCAGGTCTACCTGGCCTGCCGCTGGCTGCATGCGCTGCCCCACGACGACTCCATGGCCCTGGCCGATGACGCGGTGCGCGCCTTCGATGACGAGCCGTGCGCCACGCTGGAAGACCTGAATTTCACCGTTCGCGAGATTGCGAGGAACGACTGATGAACACCAATACCCCCGAGCTGACGGACGACGACCGCGCTCTGTACGAGACCTTCGAGAAGGCCCGCGCCGGATCGACGCGGCCGGTCGGCACCCTGCGCGGTATCCGCGCTGTGCTCGACAAGCTGCGCCAGGGCGGCGAGCCGGCGGCGTGGCGATATCGCGCCAATGGTGGGCCGTGGGAACTGTTCGATGAATGCCCGTTTGATGGCGGCCACCCTGGCCCGAATGAGGAATGTAAGCCCCTTTATGACGCGCCCCAGGCCAGCGCCCCTGTAGCCGGGGAGGCGCAGATCGAAGTTGCGAAACTGGCGGAGGAACTGGGCGACCTCGCATCGGACATGGCCTACGAGGCGAATCAGGAGATGGACCAGGAGAAGGCAGCCCGGGCCGCCATCATCGAGCGCGGGGAGCGTGCGCTGCGTCGCTTTACTGGTGGCGCGCCCCAGGCCATTGCGGCGTGCCCGACCGACGTGTGCCGAGCCGGGCAGCAGGACGGCGTGCTGTGTGCGAACGACGAGTGCGACCGCGCCAACCGCGTCCGCCCCGCGCCGCAGCCGGCCGAGGGCGAAGTGGTGCTGCCGCCACCGCCCTCGCCGTACGACGCACGCGGCGAGTACATCGGCTTCGCGCGACGCGACGTCGAGGCCTACGCCCGCGCCGCCGTCCTGGCCGACCGCCAGCAGCGCGCCGTCACCGGAGAAGCCTCGAAATGAGAACCGACCCGCGCAAAGGCTGCGCCAACGAGCGAGAAGCCCTCGGCTGGGCGATCCTGCATGACCTGATCGCGCATCCCCTCATGGTGCTCACCGGCTGGAGCCGGCTGTCGCTGCGCCTCCACGACTTCACGTCGCACAAGGCATGGCCGCGCGCCACGGCGCCGGCGCCGCGCGTCTGGCGAATCCCCACCGCCCGCTTCGGCGTGCTCGAGGTGACCGAGATCCAGCCGCCCGGCTGCTACTCGGTGCGGCATGGCCTGATCCTGCACACGCTGTGCGTCAAGGCCCCCGACGAGCACGACGCCGTGCGGCAGGCCGAGGACTGGTTCGCGACGCTGGTCGACCTGATCCCGCACAGCGAGGTGCCGGCATGATCAACAACAGCACACGCACTGCGCGCCACGGCGCGACCGTGGAATTCTTAACCGAAAACAGAAATCGCGACCGGGAAAACGCTCTCTACGCAGCCCTGGCCCAACCGTGGGAGCCCGGCCAGTGACGCGTCGCCGCTACATCGCTCGCCCCTACCAGGGCCTGATCACCGGCCACCAGCTCACGGTGCCGCGCTGCGGTATCTGGGCCGGCATGGGTATGGGCAAGACCACCGGCACGCTCACGGCGCTCGACGCGCTCGAGCTGGCCGAGCCGGGCCCCACGCTGGTGACGGCGCCGCTGCGCGTGGCGCAATCGACCTGGCCAGACGAAGCGCTGAAGTGGGACCACCTGCGCCATCTGGACGTCACCCCCATCGTGGGCGACGTGAAGGCGCGCGAGCGCGCGCTGGCGCGCGCCTTCAATTTCTCGGCCAGCGTCTTCACCGTCAACTACGAAAACCTGCCGTGGCTCGCTGAGACGCTGGCCCGCTGGGGCAAGCCCTGGCCGTTCGGCAAGGTGGTGGCCGACGAGAGCACGAAGCTCAAGGGCTGGCGCGGCAGCCAGCAGACGAGCAGCAAGGGCACCGAGTTCGTGCGTGGCGCGGGCGCGCTGCGTTCGCGCGCGCTGGCCAAGGTAGCGCACAAGCACGTGCGCCATTTCGTCGAGCTCACCGGCACGCCCTCGCCCAACGGCCTGCAGGACCTGTGGGGCCAGGCCTGGTTTCTCGACCAGGGCCAGCGGCTGGGCCGCACGTTCGACGCCTTCAAGTCGCGCTGGTTCCGGCCCGCGCACAGCGGCTACGGCATCGAGCCCCTGCCCTTCGCCCAGGACCAGATCGAGGACGCCATGCGCGACCTGTGCCTGTCGCTCGACGCGCGCGACTGGTTCGACCTGCGCGCGCCGGTGGTGAACCCGATCTACGTGGAGCTGCCGGCGCGGGCGCGCGAGATCTACCGCGCCATGGAACGCGAGATGTTCGCCCTGATCGGTGAGCACGAGGTCGAGGCCTTCAACGCGGCCGCCAAGACCATGAAATGCCTGCAGCTCGCCAACGGCGCCGCCTACGTGGACGAGCACGCCGAGCAGTGGCGCGAGGTGCACGACCAGAAACTGCAGGCCCTGGCCTCGATCATCGAGGAGGCGGCCGGTATGCCGGTGCTCGTGGCCTACCACTTTCGCAGCGACCTCGAGCGGCTGCGCAAGGCGTTCCCGAAGGGCCGCGCGCTCGACAAGGACCCGCAGACGCTGCGCGACTGGAATGCCGGCAAGATCCCCGTGCTGTTTGCCCACCCGGCCAGCGCCGGCCACGGCCTCAACATGCAGGACGGCGGCAACATCCTGGCTTTCTTCAGCATGAATTGGAACCTGGAGGAGCACCTCCAGATCATCGAGCGCATCGGCCCCACGCGCCAGCTGCAGGCCGGCCACGACCGGCCGGTGTTCATCCATTACATCCTCGCGCGCGACACGATCGACGAGATCGTGCTCGCGCGCATCCAAACGAAACGGGAGGTTCAAGACCTCCTGCTCGAAGCCCTGAAAAGGAGAGCTTGACCATGCCCCAAACGACGACGACCGACACGTTGCCGATTCTGTGCAACCCCGCCGATGGCAGCCCCTGCCGCCCGTGCTCGCCCTTCACTGCCGGGGAGTACCGCGCTGCGCATCCGCACGCCCTGTGGCAATTCAACCCGTGGACCGGCGAGCGGCGCGACAGCCGAGATATCGATACCGATCCGCAAGGACGGGCCATAGTGCCGCTTGGAGAGATCAGGCGCGCGCGCTCGGCCAAGACCGGCCGCCCCGAGCTTCAAGAGATGCCGGCGGCGGCGGCGGCGGCGGTCAACATGGTCGACCACCCACCGCATTACACCGCGGGCGGCGTCGAGTGCATCGACGCGCTGGCAGCGGCGACGGCCGACCTGTCGGGCATCGAAGCGGTGTGCACCGCCAACGCCATCAAGTACCTCTGGCGCTGGAAGAGAAAGAATGGCGTCGAAGACCTGCGCAAGGCGCGCTGGTACATCAGCCGGCTGCTCGGAGATAACTGACCATGGCTGACATCATCGACCAGGCCGGCGACCACATCGAGCGCGAAGCCGACGCGCGCCAGGCCGAGGCCAGCGCCCGCGCGGCCGCCATGCCGAAGGGCACGCCGGGCGACTGCGAGCTGTGCGGCGAGTGGTCCGGCCGCCTCGTCAACAATGCCTGCGCGCCCTGCCGCGACCGCTACAAGCTGCCCTAGGAGCCCGCCGTGGATAAGCGAAATTTCAACACGCAGGAGGCCCAACACTACCTGGGCGTGCGCCGTCGCTTTTTCGAGACGCACATCCTGCCCCGCCTGGCCGGCAAAGGCACTCCTGCCGGCCCGGCCACCGTATACGACCGGGCGGACCTGGACGCCGCCTGGGACGCCTACCGAAAGGAGGCTACACTGCCGGCGGGTATTGAGCGGCCCGCTTCAGCCAATGGAGCATCAGCATGGGACGTTCAAAAGCGAATGGTGTCTACCCCTCAGCGGGCGGCACCTATGAGATCGACGCACGCTACAAGGGAGAGCGAATTCGCAAGCGTGGTTTCGGCAGCCAAGAGGCCGCGCTTGATTTCCTAGTCCAGGAGCGGGCACGGATCCAGGAGACGGCGGCCATGGCCGCCGATCCTCTGCGACGTCGCCCGGTCACGCTCGAGCAAGCTGCGACCCAGCTGCTCAAGGACAAAAAGGGCATGCCGTCGGCCGTGACCGACGCCTATATGCTCGAGGCCCTGGTAGCGTGGGGCGGCTCTTTGACAATCGACAAGCTCGACGATAGGGCGCTCGCCCCGTTCGTGGCTGAGCGCCGCGCCGCGGGCTGGAAATCGAAGACGATCAACAACGCCCTCGAGTGCGTGCGCAACATCCTGAACCGCGCCGCGCGGCGGTGGCGCTTCGAGAACGGCGCCACCTGGCTCGCGACGGCCATGCAGATCACACTGCTGCCCGTCCTGGATTACCGGCCGCCGCGCCCGATCACACGCGCCGAGCAGGGCGTCCTGCTCGCACAGCTCCCGCCGTACCTGGCGGCCATGGCCGAGTTCGTCCTCAACACCGGCGTGCGTCGCACCGTGGTGTGTCAACTGCGCTGGGATTGGGAGGTGCCGATCAAGCTGCAGGCGGGGCACGAAGTCTCCGTGTTCGTGGTGCCCAGGCACTACGTGAAGGGCCGCAAGGCCGAGCGGATCATCGTGTGCAATTCGGTGGCGCAGCGCCTCGTCGATACGCAGCGCGGGCTGCACCCCGAGCGGGTGTTCACCTACCCGACCCGGTGCGGTACCGATTCGTCACCGACCTACAGGCCGCTGGGCACCATGTACGGGCCGGCGTGGCGCACAGCCCGCGAGGCGGCAGGGCTCGACGACCTGCACGTGCACGATCTGCGGCATACGGTCGGGATGCGACTGCGCGCGGCCGGCGTGCCCGAGCGCACGCAGAACGACATCCTGTGGCACACCCAGGGCAGCATGACGGCGCACTATGCGGTGGCCCAACTGCGCGAGATTTACAACGCGCTCGAGGCCATGAACGTAGACGACGAGGTGGGCGAGTCGGTGAACCTGGCGGCGGTCATTCGCCGCATGCATCTGCAGGCCCTTACCCAAAAGTCCCCCGCCGACGAGATCGCAGCCTAG